TTAGACTTCCATCACTTTTATGGGTTAACAGAGTTATTAGATATATGGTTGCGCAAAAATAGCTTAACTATATCTACAGCTGAACAAATCATGGATGTACGAGATGATTTCATCGAGGAGCATTTAGAAGAACTGTACGATGAAGCAGTTACTCTTTGCCACACTCACCATCTTAAGTTACATTCCATATATGGTAAAAGGCCAAAGTTAGTAACAGGACCCAAACAGAAACGGTGGGTAGAGAAGCAAAGAGAAAAGTATGGCTTGGTATAATAATATCTTCAATAGGCAGGAAAAACTAAATCCCGCACAATCTATGATCGCATACGATCAAGGATTGACTATTGGCACGACTGAAAATTATAGAAGCTATGCCGCTGCGTATGAAGAACTAGAAGTAGTTAACCGTGCAGTAAATATGATCGTAGATGATTCAGCAGAAATTCCTGTTGATGTAGGAGAAAAACTAGCCTTAGACCCCGTCTTTAAAAATATTCGTAAATCAAGAGTAAAACTGCTTTTGAATCACGAGCCTAACCCTTTTCAGGATATTAACACATTTAAAAGAAATTTAATCATTGACTTACTTATTGATGGCAACATCTTTGTATACTTTGATGGAATGCATCTTTATCAGCTACCTGCTAGAAATGTGGAGATTGATACAGACGAAAATACTTATATTAAAGGTTTTGTATACCAAGGAAAACTTAGCTATAGCCCTCAGGAAGTCATTCATATTAAAGAGAATTCTTTTAATTCAATGTACCGAGGAGTTCCTAGGTTAAAGCCAGCATGGAGAACCATGAAAGTTTTAGGTTCAATGAGAAAGTTTCAAGATAACTTTTTTAAGAACGGAGCAGTACCTGGCTTGGTTATCAAAAGCCCCAATACTCTCAGTGAAAAGATTAAAGAACGTATGCTTGCTGCTTGGCGGGCAAGGTACAATCCTGAAGCGGGAGGACATAGACCTCTTATTTTAGATGGAGGATTAGAGTTAGATACTTTATCGAATACTAACTTTAAAGAGCTAGACTTTGCGGAGTCTATTAAAGCTAATGAGAATATTATACTTGAGGCTATAGGAGTTCCCCCTATTTTAATGGACGGGGGTAATAATGCAAATATTCGCCCAAATCACAGACTCTACTATTTAGAGACTGTACTACCTATAGTTCGCAAGATTAACTTTGCATTTGAAAGATACTTTGGATTTGACTTGCAGGAAGATACTAGTAATATCCCTGCCATGCAACCAGAATTAAGAGACCAAGCCGGTTTCTACTCGTCGCTTGTTAATGGCGGAGTAATGACTCCAAACGAAGCAAGAATACAAATGCGATTAGAACCGCTAGATGGCTTAGATGGAATACGAGTTCCTGCAAATGTAGCAGGGTCTGCAGTAGATCCTTCCCTAGGTGGACGGCCAGGAGAGGGTACTGAAGATGACGGATAAGGCAATATCAGATATTGATTTTAAGCCTACAGAATCTATGGCTAAGGAAGCCCAGAAAGGCTTGGATTGGCGTAAAGAATATAATCGAGGTGGCACTCAAATAGGGGCTACTAGAGCAGGGCAGCTTATACGACGTGATACTTTGTCAGCTAGCACTGTTAAAAGAATGCATTCCTACTTTAGTCGACATGAAGTCGATAAGAAAGGTAAGGGGTTTTATCCTGGGGGTGAAGGCTACCCAAGCGCAGGCAGAATTGCATGGGCTTTGTGGGGTGGAGACGCAGGTCAATCTTGGGCTCGCAAGAAAGCGGGTCAGATAGATAGAGAGCGAGACAAGTCACAGGTTAGAGAAGATGTTTTTACTACTCAAGCAGAAGCAGAAGCTAGAGCAGAAGAAATTGGTTGCGTAGGCACTCACTCCCATGATGAAGATGGGAATATTGTTTTTATGCCATGTGCTACCCACGATGACTATTTAGATGCTGCAGAAGAAACAGAGACAGCAGAGAAAGCAGTTTCTTCTCAAATGAAAGCAGCCTTAGCTAAAAAAGCTAAAGATCATAATGAAAAGGTTGGAGATGCGAAGACTAAAAGAACTTCTACTCGAACCCTCATTTCGGTATTTAATAGAGGAGTAGGGGCTTATCATACTAATCCAGGGTCAGTTAGACCCGGTGTTAGTAGTCCCGAACAATGGGCATTAGGAAGAGTAAACAGCTTTCTATATGTACTAAGAAATGGTAAATTTAGAAGTGGTAAGCATGATACTGATTTACTACCTAAAGGACATCCAATGTCCTCAAAGAGTTTGGAGACATCTATGAATAAAATGTTTAATTTAACGTCCGTATTTAAGTCTGAAGCATCTGATGATGGTACGATTAAAATACGTGGCTATGCAAGTACAAATGATACGGATAGGTCTGGAGATATAGTAGACAAAGACGCCTGGACTAAGGGCGGTCTACAAAACTATCAAAATAACCCTATCTTGTTATTTAACCACGACTACAATTCTCCTATCGGCAAGGCTACTAGCCTTAGAGTTACTGATAAAGGATTAGAGATCGAGGGAATAATCAGCAAATCAGCAGGTAAAATCGCTGAGATGGTGAAAGAAGGCATTCTAGGCGCTTTTAGCGTCGGTTTCCGAGTCAAGGATGCTGATTATATGGAGGAAACCGATGGTTATAGGATCAAGGACGCTGAGCTTTTCGAGGTGTCAGTCGTGTCTGTGCCGGCCAACCAGGCCGCCATCTTCTCTGTAGCGAAGTCATTCGACTCAGAAGAAGATTATAAGGCCTGGACAGCCCAGTTTAGAAACGATCCTCAAGTTGTTAAAGGTCAGTCTGAAAATGACTCACCAAAAGAAACAGCGAATGCTGTCTTCGGAGAAACTATTATGTCTGATAATAAGGACTTTAATATCGAAGAGTTTGCTAAGGAAGTTGCACGTAAAACTGCTGCTGAGATCGCAATGGCTCAAGCCACTCGTGATACTCAAGCTAAAGCGGAGGCTGAAAAGGCCGCTGCCGATGCGCTACAGTTGAAAGCAACACAAGAAGCAGAACTCGAACAGAAGAAAGCGGAGGTCCAAGCAGTCGTAACCGGTGTAACAACTGGAGCAGAACGTCTGATGGCTGATTTGGAAACCCGTATTAGTGAAAAGCAGGAAGATCTTGGCACTGTAGTCAACGAACTTCGTAGCCAACTCAATGAGAAATCTGCAGAGATTGCTCACATCCGTGAATCAAAGCGAGTCTTTGGTGCACAAGATAATAACTGGAAGAAGACCTTCGAACGTGATATGCAAGATGCTTACATCTTGGGTAAAGCGACAGGTCGAGGATATGAAACTAAGTTTGCAAAAGATATCATGGAAAAAGTTAACGCTCAATCTGGCGTTGCAGTTTCCTCTGGTGACTTTGAGCAAGAAGTTTCTAGTACTATCGAGCGCGACATTCAATTGTCTCTCGTACTAGCCCCTCTCTTCCGTGAAATTCAACTGAATTCCGCTACTCAGATTCTGCCTATTATGCCAGATGCTGGTTATGCAGAATTTTATGATCACGCTAGTAATACTACTACTGACGGTGCCGCACCTCATGGTAACTTGGCACAACGTGGTGACACTTATGTCGCTAATGGTGGTGGTGCTCGTGGTGGTGTTGATCTTTCAGAACGTACTCTTTCTGCGAAGAAACTGATCTCACTTTCCTACTTAGGAAATGAGACTGAAGAGGATTCAATCATTCCGATTCTTCCTCTTATCCGTGAAGCGGTTGTACGCTCTCACGCTCGCGCGATTGAGCAAATGATTCTATCTGGTAATTCTGCTGATGGTGTTTATGGCACCGGTGGCGCTTCTCCAAATGGATTGATTGCAGACGCTCTTGCAGACTCTGATAAGACTCAAAGTGCGACTGCTTTTGCCTCTGAAGTTCTAACTGCTGCTCATTTGTTAGCAGCTCGTAAGAACATGGGCAAATATGGTATTAACCCTGCTGACGTTGTTTACATCGTTAACCAGGCGGAATATCACAACCTGATTGCAGATGCTGCATATGCAGATGTTAACCAAATTGGCGATGCTGCTAATAAGTTAACTGGTGAAGTAGGCCGTGTTTACGGTTCACCTGTAATCGTTTCAGATGAGTTTGCTACTCCAGCTGTCGGTAAAATGTATGCTGTAGCAGTGAACGCACGTAACTATGTAATTCCGCGTCTTCGTGGTGTTACGGTTGAAAGTGATTATGAAGTTGCTAATCAGCGTCGCGTGTTGGTTGCTACCCAACGCATTGGCTTCTCTGATATTATTGATAACGTCACCTCTAAGTGGGGACTTCAATACAAAGCCTCTTAATCATTTAAGGGTAATTTACCAGGGGAGGTCCGCCTCCCCTCGGTTTATTTATAGGAACAACTAATAATGGCAAATTTATTTACATTGGATGATTACAAAGCTTTCAAGGGCATTGAACACTTCAAAGATGATGATAAAATTAGCGCATTGGTTAGTCCTATAAGTGAATTGGCGAAAACTTACTGTGGAACTTCTTTTGTTGACTATTACGCCTCTGCTAGAACAGAGGTATTTGATATATTAGACAATCAGACTAGTGAGATTTTTGTTACGGAATCTCCACTAAATACAGTTACTTCCGTACAAGAAAGAAGTAGTATGACTGATGCTTATAACACTCTAGTAAATAATACAGATTACTATATTGACACAGAGCACGACAGAATATATAGGATTGATGGCGATATTACTGAGAAAGCTTTTGCAAGAGGCTTCGCTTCTGTTAAAGTAGTATATACCGCTGGGTACTCAATAACTCCTCCAGACTTGAAGCTAGCTTTATTTGATCTAACTACTTATTATCTTAAAGAAGAATACAAAGGTAGAAAATCATTAGCAGGCGCAGCTATTCAAAACGAGACAGCCACCTCTATCCGAGACGATATTGGTTTTCCGGATCACATTAAACGAATTCTAGATATGTATAGAATTGTGGATGTGATGTAATGGCTCGCGCTCAGACTACCCGAAGATCTGGCATACTAAACGCTTTAGCTGAGTTATTTCAGCGTATTGATGGCGGTGATGGGTATAAAACAGATTTAACAGGCTCTATCTCAACTCGAATGAGGTTTTGGGATGAAGTCGATAACTTTCCCTCTCTTCATATGTCAGCGGGCACTGAGACCCGTGAATATTATGGCGGTGGGCAAAAATTTAGATTCTTGACTGTTACACTACGAGTCTATGTAAACTCCGAAGACCCTATAGAAGAGTTGGAAGAGGTATTAGAAGATATTGAAACAATCATAGATGACGCTGGACAGTTTAACTACGAACAATCTGAGGGCTCGCAAAATATAATGCAAACCTCTATTGTAAGCATTTCAACTGATGAAGGCGTGTTGGCTCCTTTAGGAGTCGGAGAAATGATCTTAGAAATAAGATATTAGAGCTTTACTACTTCAGCAAACGCATAGTAAGTACAGCTCAAGTTAAAAAAGGAGACCATTATGGCTCTATATTTTCAACGCGACGCGACCCTACGAGTCTTCCCTAATAAGGCAGACGGTACGTATCCTGCAGGCAGTACGGCGTATGATATCCCTCTTTTAGAAGGATTTTCTTTTAGCCAAACTACTAACTCTTCAGAGGTAACTCTGTCTGAGATGGAAAGTACTACTGGTAACTCTCGTAGAGGACGTAAAATGTTTAACGACTCTCTCGCACCTGTTGAGTGGAGTTTTTCTACATATTTAAGACCTTACCTTGCTTCAACTAGCGCAAACCCTGGTTCAGGAACTACATTTTCTTGGGCAGACGGTGATCAACACCTAGTAGACGAAGTTCTTTGGAACGCACTACTAGCAAAAGGTCGTATTGGGGAAGCTAATAACGAAGTAGATAAAATTACTATTACTACGGCAGGAAGTGGTTATACTACACCTCCCGCAATCACTTTTAGTGGTGGTGGTGGCTCAAGTGCTACTGCAACTTCTAGTATTGGTCCAAGTGGTGATGTAACGGATATCAATATCACAGCTGGTGGTACAGGATTTACTTCTGCTCCTACAGTTGTAGTTGGTACAATATTTGCTGCAAGCACAGCACTTGCTTTAGGTGCTCAAGTTTTCCATGGTGTAAACTTGTATACAGTTACGACTGCAGGTACTACTCATGGTAGTACTGTTCCTACTCATACGAGTGGTGCAGTTGCAAACGGTAGTGCTACTCTTACTTTTGCAGGTTTGAAAGCAGTTGCAACTGCAACATTTGGTGATACAGATGACGCAGTAGCAAGCAGAGGTGGTTCACAAGGTGCAGCTACTTCTCTTCCTTTAGTTATGGATTCTGCTAAGTCAAACAAAGCAGCTCTGAATACGATGTCTTTAGAGTTTAACTTTGGTAACAACTTAGTATACCGACTAAACAAAGCAGTATGTAACTCTGCCACAATTAACTTTGATGTAGAGGGTATTGCAACTGTTGAGTGGAGTGGTATGGCGGCAACAATTACTCCGCTAACAACTCACACTGTTGCTAACGTTACAGATACGGCCGGCGGTAACGCAGGTAGTGCAATTAACGAAGGTGGAACGAGTGCGGATACTGAAAACTTTATTCGTAATCGACTAACCTCAATGTCAATTGTGCCTAAGGCGAACGGAACTACTATTGGAGCTAATACTGCTACCAATACCCCGTTCAACTCTTCAGGATACAATCTGACACTAACAGGTGGAAGTATTACGATTGAAAACAATATCTCGTACTTAACACCAGAGGAACTTGGTGTTGTTAATAAACCAATTGAACACGTAACAGGCGTACGTAATGTTGGTGGAAGCTTTACTTGTTATCTTGCCTCAGGCAATGGTAATAGTAAAGAGTTCTTTGAGGACTTAACAACAGCCGCAGGTTTGGATGTTATTACACACGACTTTACTGTAGTATTTAAAGTCGGTGGCGCAAGCGCAACTCCTAGAGTTGAATTTGAAATGCCACAGTGTCACGTAGAAGTTCCATCTCACTCTGTTGATGATGTAATTGCGTTGGAAACAACGTTTACCTCACTGCAAAGCGATATGGAAGATCAGGTAGCTGATGACTTTACTTTGAAGTCATTTGGTGTAGCCCTGAGCTAATAAGAATAGGCGGGGGTAAAACCCCGCCAATTTCTTGGAGATAAAATGTCTACAAAAGTAAAAGTTAAAAAGGATAAGAGTGCTTATAAGTCTTATACTGAAATAGCCGAACTTGCTAGAGGTAGACAAGAAATAAAAAATGAGAAGTTTCGTTCTTTTATTGATAGAAACTCTTCTGGAGTTTATTTTGCTGCTAGAGTAGTGCAAGAGCGATTAGATGCTTTAGCAAAGCAAGCTCAAGTAGCGTTAGGAAAGCAACAGCCAAAACAAAGAATTGGTGAAGACGGCGGTCGAGGAATGACTGCATCTAACTTTTCTACTAAAGTACAAACAGGTGATGATGGCACTCAAGCAGAACTAGCCATAGAAGGAAAGTTTGAGACTTGGAAGAATTTTTCAAAAGATCTATTTTCAGATCTTACTGGTAGTAAGCCCGGACTTTATCAACTAGGGCATAAAAACTTAGGGGTTGCTACAGCAAAAGCCGCTGTGTATTTAGAGCAGCTACCTTCGGACGATCCAATACGTCCTCAGCTAAGAGCTTATTTCTTAGCTTTAAAAGAGTTGGACAAAATTACAGATACAGTACTTGATCCAAGGGCTACTTTAGATGAGTTATTAACTACTGTCAGTAAGCTAGAAAAAGAACAAGATCGAGATGTAGTCACTAGATTTAAGCAAGATGTTAATATGCTCCAGGGCAAGGGGGATGTTAAGTTAGAGTTTGAGCACGAACTCTTTGAGGTAAACAATAGTAAAGCTAAAGTATCAAAGATAATCTTCTCACAAATTAGCGCACTGCTAGGAGACCCTGATTATAATGACGTTATAGCCCAAACTAACCTAGATTTTTCTAGACTTAAAGGGTCTAACTCTTTTTCGGACACACTTACAGAAGAATTTATAAACTTAGCTGTAACAGGGAAATCTAGAAGTGTCAAAGTTAAGTCTAATAGTAGGGTAAAAAAAGCTAAGAAGGCTAAGCTAGGGGCTTCAGATTTAAAGAAGAAAAGCACCCAAGCTCTGAAGAAAACACAGGCTAGTGCTAAGCTAGACAGCAGTGTTACTAGAAGACCAAGAGGGAAAGGCGATGCCGGCTTAGGCTCTCAACAACATGACTTACAGCTTTTTACATTATTAAAAGCAAAACTGCCACAAACAGTGGCAAAGAACATGGGACCGCCAGGTCTAGAATACCGAACAGGACAATTTGCAGGCAGTGTCACACCAACAGATGTTAGTAGAACTGCTCAGGGTTTCCCAAGTGTCGGTTACACTTATAGAAAAAATCCCTATCAAGTATTTGAGATGGGAGCAGGCGATGCCCGTTGGGCTACTCCTGATCGAGATCCTAGAAAAGTGATCGATTTATCTATAAGAGAAATTGCAGCCCAGTTAGTGGTAGGTAGACTTTATACACGGAGACAGTAGTGGCCTTAAATTTTGCAAGAGATACAGATGTTTATCTTTACCATGGTAATTCATATTACAAACTTCATGTGTCTCAAATAGAATTCGATCAAGCTTTTCAGCAGGATTCTTATAAGACAAAAACTATTGATAAGCCTACTAACTTGGTGGATGCGTCTAAAATTACTGCTGCTAATGCTGCAAATTTTAATATTACACTTCCTATGGTTGATGAGTCTTCTACTTATCAACATATCATCTTGCAGTTACTACTAAGCAATACAAACAGTACTTTAGATACTTTTACTTTATATGTCGATCCATCTACGTCTAATGAGGCAGACAGTTATAGACGTATGTATCAAATAAGTAACTGCGTATTAACTAGTGGCTCTTTTACTATTGGAAACAATGCTGTAATGCAGTTACAAGTAACCGGACAAGCATCTCAGGTTTCACGCATCAACTACAGTGCTTTTAATATTGGTAATTATACTACTTTTGACTCTCTAACTTATGCTGTATCTAAAATTATCAATGTTACAGTAGATGGGTCGCTCCTAGAAGGAATATTTGGGGTAGCTTTAGAGGTTCAAAATAATATATCATGGACAAAGAATAAAACGTTACAGAACAGTCTCGATATAGCAGGGCATAGTCAAACAGTTTACCCCGCTAGCTTTGTCTTTACGGAGCGAGTAGTTTCAGGAAGTATTACCCAGTACATAGGAAACTCTTTAGCGGCGTACTCGAACATACAAACATGGAAAGAAAATATAGCAGTAAGGATTCAGGCTGGTTTAGCGTCAAACAATTTTCAACTAGACGCGCAGTTAAGTCCTTGCTCTTTTACGAATAGAGTAACACCTACGGAGATTTATTCGCAGGCTTACGACTATAGAATGATGGGACACCCATCAAATTTAAACAGTTCATTCACTTATTAGGAGATCAGAATGAAATTAGCAGAACTATTAGTAGATACTAAACTTGCTTGGATTGAGTTTCCAGGTTGTGAAGGATTTGAGGTGGAAGTCGCAAATCTATCACGTAAAGAGTTAGTAAATTTAAGAAAGAAGTGTCTAAAAACTAGATTTGATAGAAAGACACGACAAGCAGAAGAAGAGTTGGATGATGAGAAATTTGTAACTGAATTTACAAAAGCAACCATCAAAAACTGGAAAGGGTTCAAACTAAAGTTTCTAGAAGACTTATTATTAGTAGAGCTTGGAGACAGTAATCCAGAAGATGAGCTAGAATATAACTTTGAGAACGCCCACTCTCTAGTTTCTAACTCTACTGAATTTGATAATTGGGTAAACGAGGTAGTCTTTGACCTTGCCAATTTTCGCGGCGGAGCAGAAGAACCTTCTGTGGGATCGACTGGAAAAGTGGCAAAAAAACAGCGAAGTAAAGATGACGAAGGATCGGTATCTTGATATGATGGAACAGCTAGGCCAAAAGCCTAGCATGGAGGAAATGCCTCCGGACTATGAAGATTTCCCAGATATAGTTATTGAAGCGATAGAAACCTTTAATAGCTTGGGAGATCGAGTTCAAGCAGATATTGGATATATAGGCAAAGACTATACTAACTTACCTTACTATATGAAAATAAATAAGGTAGAAGACGAAGATTTATTTTTAAGCATCTTGCTCAGGTTGGATGCTCAAGCCATAGAAATTTCATCCAAGCGGATGAAGGCTCAAATGGATAAAGCGAAGAGAGGCCATGGCTAATAAGGTAATATTTACAGTTGAGGGTAAAGGCAAGAATCTAAAGAAGACTTCTAAAGAGGTCAACGACTTAGGTCGCGGTGCAGAACGTGCGGGCAAAGGTTTAGATGGCGCTGCAAAAGCTCAAGATAAATACCATAAAGGCGCAAAAGGAACTGCAGGAGCAACTTCTAATAGTACAAAGGCCTTCTCAAAAATGCAGCAGTCGATCGGTGGAGGATCGTCTGGTCTTGTAGGTGCCTATGCAACATTGGCAGCAAACTTATTTGCTGCAAGTGCTGCATTTAATGCGCTACAGAAAGCCGCCCAACTAGAAGGTGTTGTTAAAGCTCTTGATGATGTAGGTGCTGCAGCAGGTAGAAACCTGACTGCGGCTTCTGCACGTCTGCGTGAAGTAAGTGGTATGGCAATATCTGCCGACCAATCTTTGCGTGCAATGTCTTTAGGGGTGTCCTCCGGTTTTAGTACGGAGCAAATGGAAGGGCTAACAAAAGTTGCTCGAGGAGCTTCAGTTGCTTTAGGCAGAGACTTAGGTGATGCTCTTGACCGTTTGACTCGAGGTACTGCAAAGTTAGAGCCTGAAATCTTAGACGAATTAGGTATTATGGTTCGATTAGATGATGCGACTGCGGAATATGCCGCAACTATTGGAAAGTCCGTAAATGACTTATCTCAATATGAAAGAAGACAAGCCTTCTTAAACGCTACACTAGAACAAGGACAGAAAAAGTTTGGTGAACTAGCAGAAACTATCGAAGTAAATCCCTACGATAAGTTAGCCGCTGCCTTAGGTGATACTGCTAAACAATTCTTGACTCTTATAAATAATGGAGTTAAGCCTTTTGTAGAAATACTAGCATCAAATCAAGGCGTTTTAGTGGGCACTATAGTTATGTTTGCCTCAACGATTGCAAAACAGCTTTTACCCGCCATGACTACTCTAGGGGCTAAAACTGTTCAGCAATCTAAGTTAGATGCAAAAGCATCTGCAGACAGACTAAAGCTATTAAATGTTTCTAATGGTATGCCTAAAGCCTACATACAGGCTGCACAAGCTATGTCTAAGGGAAAAATAACTCAAGAACAATACGATAAAGCTCTTCGTAGTACCGCATCTTCAATAACAAGGCATCAGGCTGGGTTACAGAAGATGACTCTTTCTAATTTTGAAGCTACAAAATCTTACGTTAAGAAAGCTATGGTTATGCGTCAGGTTAAAAAAGCAAGAGAAGATTTAATACGAACTGCAATGATGCATGCTACTGTACAGGCAAAAGAGAATGCAGGTAACGCTATTCAAATGATCGGACAAGGAAGTCTTATACGCGGGTTCGGAGCTTTAGGACGATCTATAGCATTATTTACTTCTCAAACTCTTGGTGCTACTGCTGCGGGCAATGGTATGACAAGAACTATGGCCTTTATGCGAATAGGCGCTTTTGCTTTATCTGGTGCGCTTCGTGGAGTAGGCTCCGCTCTTATGGCAATGCTCGGTCCGATTGGTCTTGTAGTTAGTGTCGGTATGATGTTGTACGATACTTTTAAAGATAGGTTTATTCAGGCAACTCCTGTAAAAGATGAAGCAGATAAGATCATTGGTGAACTTGATAATATAGAAAAAGTAGGGGTTAAGTTTGCTGAAAATATGGATAAAAATGGAGCGGGTTCTGCAGAGAATGTAGTGGCTGGATATAAAGCTCTAGGTGGAGTACTTAGCGAACTCAAAGGTAACCTAAATAGAGTTCAGCGCGTACATGAAAAAACTAAGCAAGCCGCTGTAAATGCTGCCCAAGATGAAATTGCTGCTAACGAACAGAAGATGGTAAAACAACAAGAGATAGCAGATAAGAGCAAGTACGGACGAAAGAGAAGAGCCTTAGAAGAGATAGAGGATTTAAAAAAGAACATAGCTGAACAACAAGGCTTAATGGAAGCAGCTGAAGCTGAAATGAAAACTCTTGCGCCTACAGAGCTTTTAAGAGTACTAGATGAAACTCAATCGAGATTAACAGATTCAGGAGCTTTCGGAGCATTTTCAAAGCAAGGAATAGCTGCCATAGAGACTGTTCGAGCGCAGATGACAGGCACCGATGCAACTATGGCACAACTAAATGATACTGTAGAAGAAGCTATACGTCCCATGATGAATATAGCAGGAGCATTTGACGGTGCTAGAGATGCTGCTTCTCAATTTAGAAAAGAACAAACAAAACTTGCTACTAAAGCTACTACTCCTTTTGATGGAGTAATTGATGCTTCTGAAGGAATGTTAAAACAGTTGCAGCAAGTAGACGCTGCTATTGCAGATATGGAGAAATCCGGAGGAACTGATCCCAATCTAGCCGCTCAAAGAGAAACTCTGATGGCAGAAGTTCAAAAGCAGATGGGAACTGAAACCTTAACAGGTACTGGAGATTTAGAGAAGTATGTTGATAATCTGATTGGAGCTAGAAATGAGCTTCTAAAACATAATAAAGCAATGAAAGGCTTACAGACAGAACAAAAAATGCTGAATAAGTTAGATAAGCAGGGACGGTCTGTAGGCACGATTAAATCTGTCATTGCAAATGAAAAAGCAATGTTTGCCCAAAGAATTAAAGGGGCACAGGCAACTATTGACCTTAATAAATTAGCTCTAGGAGTAGACCAAACAAATA